ACCTCATCCATGCCGCCGGATTCGGCGATGCAAAAACCCAGTTTTTTCTCAAACACCGGCTCCAAGCCACCCATGTCACCCCAACCAAATTATGATTGATATAAACGACCCACAATCCGTCTGCCGAAGCATCGGCTACTTCCTCACCTACCTCGGCACCGTCGCCCCGCTCGTCGGTCTCGGCTGGGCAACCTGGAGGCTGTCGAAATGAACTTTTGGGTAATCGAAACCGAATCCCTTGACGGCACCATGAAGGAAGTGCGCGGACCTTTCGACACGAGGGCCGCTGCCGAGGCGCATATCCGCCGCGATTTTGAGACCTGCTGGAACCAAAGCGAAATTTCGCTCGATGACCGAGACGAAGATTGGTCAGGCACATGGTTGATCGTTGAGCAGGTCGCCGAGGTGAAGCCGGTCGCCAAGACCACGCTCAAAACGGTGCTCGTGGAGGTAAAATGAGCATCGAAGACATCCAGACCATCGAATCCATGCACCGGCGCGGTGGGGCATTTGCCCGTGCGCTGGCACACGCGGCAGCGGCGGCTGACCCTGAGAACCTTGCCAAGATGAAGGCGACTTGGCCGGAACTCTGGGAGCGTTACGCCAACTGGGAAACCAAGGAGGAGGCCGGACAATTATGACGGCATCTTTCGCTATCTGCCTGGCAATTCTATCCATCGGCAGCTGCTTCGCGTCCTACCACATCGGACGCGAGTCTATGCGGCGGGATTTGAGGGACTTCCAAGAACGGCGACGCCGCTGGGAGGAATTTGATGATCAGGACTGAGACCATCCTTGCCATCGATCCGGGCACGACGCACAGCGCGTTTGTCCAATACCGTGCGGGCGAGATTCTTGACCACGGGTGGGTGCCGAATGCGGAGATGCGCCAAGTGCTCATCGGCCGCGAATACGACGCCGTGGCGATTGAGATGATTGCATCCTACGGCATGGCGGTCGGGGCTTCGACCTTCGAGACCTGCGTCTGGATCGGGCGGTTTACGGAGGTGGCTCGGGTGGAGCCGGTTCTTTGCTACCGGAAGGACATCAAACTTTTTCTCTGCGGAACGATGCGAGCAAAGGACGCCAATGTGCGCCAAGCGTTGCTCGACCTCGTCGGGCCACAGGGAACCAAGGCCAAGCCGGGCCAGACTTACGGCATCAAATCCCATAGTTGGGCGGCACTGGCAGTGGCCGTTTTCGCTGCCGCAACACACGAAAAATGAAAATAACAAAAGGCAAACAGACACGACCACAACGCGTGGTCATTTACGGAGTGGAATCGGTTGGCAAGACGACATTTGCCGCGCAATTCCCTGCTCCATTGTTCCTCGACATCGAGGGAGGCACGGCACATCTCAACACCGACCGCTGCGAGATCAATTCTTGGGCGGAACTCAACAGCGCACTAAAGGAGGTCGCAGCCAGCGACTACCAGACGGTGATCATCGACTCGGCAGACTGGGCAGAGCGCCTATGCGTGGAAGACCTACTGGCGACAACCAAGAAGGCCAGCATCGAAGACTTTGGCTACGGCAAAGGCTGGGTGCAAGTTGCGGAGCGCATGAGCCGACTCCTGACGGCGCTGGATTCGCTAATCGCGAATGGCAAACATGTCGTCCTACTCGCACACAGCAAGGTTCAGCGCGTGGAGCCGCCGGATTTGATGACGGCATACGACCGTTACGAGCTCAAAATGAGCAAGCAGTCATCGCCGCTCGTCAAGGAATGGGCGGACGAACTTTGGTTCTTCCGTTTCAAGACGAAAGTCGTTGAGTCAGAGAACGGCAAGGCCAAGGGCACCGGCGGCAAGCAACGCATCATTCTGACCACGCACAGCGCGGCCTACGACGCGAAGACCCGCAGCGGATTGGCTGAAGAGTTGCCGATGGAGTGGGATTCGGTCGCGCATTTATTCGCTACAAACGCAACGCCAAAGGCGAAACCCGAACCGGCGGTGGTCGTGGTCGGTGCGGAGCATGTGCGGGCCTTCGAGATGCTTGAGGCCAACGAGGATGCGGTCAACGCCTTCCTTGTCTCCAACAAATCCATCCAGCCAGGACAAACTTGGCGGGATGTCTCGGAGAAACTCCGCGCGAACATTGTGGCTCGCCCCGAGGCGTTGATTGCCAAGGCTACCGAACTGAAGGAGGCGGCGTGAGTAAAGAACTCACCCCCTCCATGGCACCGAAACTCGCGGAATGTGCCGTATTCGTCGGCGCATCCGGTGCGTCGGCGGCTGCCCAGCGCGGGACGGCTATTGACTACGCGATACGCATGGCAATGGACGGCAATGAGTCACATTTGCAGCAGTTGCCTATCGACGACTTGAACGCCGCGAACTGGGGCATCGAAACCCTTCGACGCCTATCCGGTGGCGAGCATGTCGAGACCCGCGAGGAATATCTCGCCATTGCAGTGCCGGGACTCTCGAAGCTCGGCACGGCGGACGCGATCTGCAAGCGCAAGCGCTGGGTGGCAGATGTAAAAAGCGGCCAAGTCAGAAATTACCGCCAGCAGCTCGCAGCCTATGCGCTCGGCTGCATGGAGGATCACCTTGCCGAGTCGTGGACGGCCCATGTGGTTTATGTGGATCAGCAGCTTGTCCGCTCCTACGACTTCACCCGCGCCGAGGCCGAGGCCACGACGCAGCGGTGGATCGCCGAGGCCACGAGCGAGGACGCCAAGCCTACGCCGTGCGAATACTGCACCTGGTGCGCGCATTTCAACTCCTGCGGGGCCATCGTGCGCCAAGCGGAGGGCGCTCTTGAACTTGTCACTTCCTACGGCCGCACGCTGGACGAGATCCGCGCGGAGATCGCCGCCGACCCGCTAAAGCTGAGTGTCTTCGCCGCAAACTGGAAAACAGCCGAGAAGCACATCGCCGAACCGGTCATCGAACTTCTGAAAAAACGCCTCGCTGACGGTGAAGAAATCCCCGGCTGGAAGGTCTCGACCTCCGCCGGCCGCGAATATGTCGAAGCCGCAGCCATCGCCAAGGCGTCCGAAAATGTCTCGAAGGAAACACTCATCCTCGCCCTGGGCGGCAAGATGACAGGAGCAAAATTCCGCGAGTTCTGCGCAGCCGGTGGCGTGGAAGTTGACGAGACAGCAATCAAATCCGGTTTAGCCATCACCACCCTCAGACAAACCAAAACCAAATAATTTCCTCGCTCAGACCCATTGGGTCGGCAGGGGCAAAAGGGGGCCGCGCATCCTAAAAAACGCGGACCAAACAATCAACCAACTACAAATATATGCCAAGTTACACACAAACCGAACCGCGCGAGACATACTTCGTTGAGCCGGGAAAATACGAAGTCGAGATCACCAACGGCGTCGAGAAGACATCCCAAGCTGGGAACTCCATGATTAAGCTCACCTGCCGCGTCAAGATGCCAGACGGCACCAACGGGCCAGAAATCTCCGAGCACCTGACCTTTACGGCCAAGGCGGCATGGAAAATTGACCAAGTGCGCCAAGCCCTCGGGCAAGCCGTCGTGCCAGGAGAAGAATGCACCATCGAAGCCGAGGATTTTGTCGGCATGTCGGCATGGGTGGTCTTAGGCGAGGAGGCCGGAAGCACAAACCCGAACGCGCGCTTCAACACGATCGAGCGGTGGATTGAATCCAAGCAACCCGCCAAGGCCGGAGCCAAACCCGCCAAGAAGCAAGAATCCGACGAGATTCCGTTTTAATTTATGAAAGAACTCAAAACACACTGGGTTGCGGATATGTATCCGCTCAACGATACAGATGTCTCCGCTCTTGCAGAAGACATCAAAGCAAACGGGCAGGTTGCTCCAATTAAGGCGCTAAAGGATGGCCGTATCATTGACGGACGCAACCGCTGGCTCGCCTGTCAGAAGGCAGGAATTGAACCGCTGATTGAAGTTATCAATCCAGACGGTGAAGAGGTGCCAGATGAGAAGTTGTTTGCGCTGGCGACATCCTGCAACTCGATGCGCCGTGACATGACAACAAGCGAGCGGGCCGTGGCTTCGGCAGTCGCTTGGAAAAGGTTGTTTCCGGAGGGGGCGCCAAACATAACGCGCATGAAAAAAGATGACGAGCGAAAGTGCAAAAATGCACTTTCGTTTGAAACCTTCGCCAGTCAGTCATTCAAAGTTGGAGAACGCTACGCCAAGCAAGCCCTCGCCATAGCCAACTACTCACCTGAGCTTTTAGAGTCCGCAAAGGAGTCTCTGGATGGTGCTTACAAGACATACCAAGCCGAGAAGCTAAAGCGCGAAGAAGACAAAAGAAACCGCCAGCTTCTTGTTGATCATCCTGACCTTAAAGAACGGGTGGCAAACGGCAATTTATCCGCTGAAGAAGCGATCATTATCGCCAGAAAACGGGACGCCGAAAAGCTTCAAGCTGAGGAATCAAAGAAACAGGAAAGGGCTTTAATTGCCCAAGGATTCAACAGAACCATCGACCTTTTCCATGGCTTGGCCAACTGGGAGCCTGCACGGCTTTTGGAAGTCATAGAAGACGAGGAGGCGAGCAGCCTTGCCTCCCGAACAAACCAAGAGGAGGAGGCCATCCTTCTCGCAATTAACATGCTGACAGCAATCCACAAAGCAAAATACGCAAAATGAGAAACCTACAAGAGGAAATCACTGACACAACCACGGAAGAAATCATTCTTCCGGGCAAGCTTCAAGACAAGATCAAGAAGGTAGTCTTTGAAGATAACCAGAAACAAAACGGAGCATTTGATCCTGATGAACAATGTGAGCGCTTAGGCGCAGAGCATTTCTACGACATCGTTAAACATCCAGAGTTTAGCGTGGTTGCGGTGCAGAAAATGATCAGGCAAGTGTCTGGTCAGATTGCACGAAGCGGGGTGGCTGCACTTTTAGAATCTATTGATTTTGAAAATGGCAACTTCTGCTTACTCGTTGAACCTGGTCTTACTTTTAAAATTGGAGCAAATCAATATGTGCCGCTTGCCGTTGCAACGCCTGCGCACTTTGAAGAATGCGCCCAAAGGATCATGGAGTCAGCAGAAGCAAAACTCCTTCAGGCTGAAAGAGTCCGCGATCTCTTTGCATCAATTCGGATGCGCATGAGGGATGCCCAAGTGGATTTCTTTGGGCAACTTGAATTAAACGGTGAGATCAAATTTTCGATCTAACCAAGCACGGGAGTCCGTTGGGTGGCATAACCTTCGTTATGCCGCCCACGAGCGCTCTGGCGGTAAGTGCGAGTTCTGCGGCAGGCCGCTTGGCTTCAGCCAGTATTTTGAGCTTCACCACCGCTGGTATCCCGCAGTTGACACCCTGCAAAACCTAATGGTCGTCCATCAAACATGCCACAAAGCAATTCACTTTGGCGGAAAAATTAAAGCTGAAAAAGGCTCTCTTGCTTCTCAAGGAGACTCAGGCCGGAACAATACAGAATCTTGGCAATGCTACCTGAAATTACCCTCCGCCTAGCAATCTGCGCCAACGCCTGCCCGATCGGCCCAAGGCTTGAGCGCGGCGCGCCGTTGCCGCCCTACCAGCACACCTACGCGCTGGAGGAACGCCCGCAGGCGGAGGCTGATGCGGAGCGCGTCCGCAAATACATCGAGACCCACCACGGAAAACCGAAACGGAAATGAGTGAAACACTACGAACCCGAAACCATATGGGACATGTGCCTATCGAAGAAGGCATACCCGAGCGAGCGCATGGCAACGCTCAAGCTCGCCGAGGTGCGACTCGCCCGGCGCAACCGCAAGAAGTCGATCCGGTGGTATCCCTGCCCGATATGCAAGAAATTTCACCTGACGAAAAAATAGACAACGAACTCATGTATACCCGCCGATTGCTCTGCGCCATGATCCGCCAAGCCGTGTTCGACGCGAAGAACGACCGCGACTACCTGCGGAACAACACCAAAAACGACCGAGAACGCCATCAGCGCACGGCCATTAAATTCTTAAACTCTGCATTTTACCGCGATCTCTGCAAAGCACTCGGCGACTGCTCAGGCATCGGCCTCCCTGCGGACAAAATGCGACTGGAGGCTTTGAAATAATGTGGATACTCCCAAAACAATTACACACATCGGCCTTTGTGCCGGATACGGCGGCATTGAGCTTGGACTGCACCGAGTTATCCGAAATCTGCGCACGGTCGCTCTTTGTGAGGTCGAAGCCTTCTGCTGCGCGAATTTGGTCGCAAAAATGGAAGCGGGACTCATGGACGCAGCACCTATCTGGACGGATCTTAAGACCTTCCCATGGTCAGAGTTTCGTGACCGCGTGGACATCCTCACTGGGGGCTATCCCTGCCAGCCCTTCAGCGCAGCCGGAAAGCGCCTCGGCACAGAAGACCCTCGCCACCTCTGGCCTTTTATCGCAGACGGAATTCAGATTCTGCGACCCAAGCTCTGTTTCTTTGAAAATGTCGAAGGACACATCAGCCTCGGACTCCGAGAAGTCATTGGAGAGCTGGAATCAATCGGTTACAAAACGGCGTGGGGAATATTCAGCGCGGCTGAAGTCGGCGCACCGCACCAAAGAAAGCGCGTGTTCATCATGGCCTACGATCAGCGTCAACGAGTCAAAGAACTCGGTTGGCAAATCGCAGTTGAGCCGCAACAGCATTCCTTTGGGAACGATGGCGATGATGATTGCAGAAAGCCATGCCAGTTTTGTGGCTACGAATTCGACCACGAATTGCTTGGAAAATACGGATGCCCAAACTGCGAGGGTGAAGGATGCGGCGAATTGGGCGACTCCAGCAGCGAGGGACACGCAAGGACAGCGTGGAGCAGCAGCGAATGCCCGCAAAGGAAACCCATTGGATACACTTCCAAATCAAATGGCAGTATATGGCCTTCCCGCCCCGGCCAACCCCAGCACGGATGGGAGCCGCCAAGAGTTGTGGGGCACACCAACAGCCCGCGACCACAAGAGTGGCAGGGGCAACGAGGAGCGGGAATACAAGGAATTGACTCCGATGGTGGAGAGGACGCAGAGCGGCAAATTGAACCCGCGTTGGGTCGAAACGCTCCAAGGCGTCTGCATGGGGTGGACCTCGCCGAGTTGTCCGGCCTCAGTCATCAAGAACTGGCCGAAATTTGTGAGTGGATGGTGCGCTCTGACAATCGAACCGACGAACTGCGACTCCTCGGCAACGGAGTCGTGCCTGCCACAGCAGAGCGAGCTTTTAGAATTTTAATGGAGGAACTTATTTAACTTATGGCTGGAGAATGGATAAAGGTGGAAAACCACTTACACGAAAAAATCGAGGTAGCCGCTATCGCTGACCAGACCAA